AAACTTTAAATGAGTATAAGATGCCTACCGTAAACGTTGAAGAGAACATCACACAGCTTCGTTCCAATATTGAAAAGATGACCCAAGAAGTATTTAGGCTTCAGGGTATGCTCCAAACCTTTGAGGGATTCAAGAAGGGTGGTCTCAAGACAATTGACCTTCCAAACGACCCTAATCAGGAACCCGTCGAGGAACTCGAGAGTGTCCAAGAGAAGCCCGAATAAGTACCGACATTCCAAACCCCTTTAAAGTCCACCACAACTTCAACTTCATCATCCTTTATTAGAGACTGAATAGGACGTCCTTTGACCTCACACATCACTCTCCTATAACGGAACGGTACCTTCACTGTGAGAATAGTACCATCAAGGGGATTATCTCTATTTTGATTCATGAGGAGATGTGATTTATTTGTATGCATTCGTTCTATAATTTCCGAGACTTTTACAGGAATTATATAACGGATATACTTTTTATCATTAAAGTCGTACATAGGTTCGTGCACTTTTGCTATGAACTTCATTGATTTCTATTACGATATACAGAGACTAAAACTATAAGCAGCACAAGTATGAAAAGTAGGACTTGTGTGAGAAGGAGGGGTTTGAGTGGTTCTCTCGTACCAAAACATTCATGACTTAGGGCTCTAGATACTTCAACACCAGCTTCAATACTCGAGTAAGGTGTTTCACGTGGAGACATCATACCACACATCGCAACCTTGGGGCATTCCCCAAAGAATGGGAGTTGACCATGAAGGCTGAGAACCCCCGAGGATTGAGAAAAGGACCACTTCTCCTCCTCGACTTCCCATTCTGCACCCCATCCAATTCGTATATCGAGGGGTTCAGGTAAACCAAGTTGTTTAATAACCTCAGCTTTTATGATTTCGGGATTCGAACTTAACACTTCTTCATTCAGGTCGCATATGACACATGATATAGTGTTAGTATCAACTAGAACCTTGGGTTGTAAATTCCACTTGGTTTGGATTGCTATTTCAAGGTCTGTTTTCATGACTGGTGTTTCCTCATAATCAATTAGAACATTGATAGCACCATATGTACTTCCTTGAACCTTCTTGAGGGCATCTGGTCCCCAGTTGTCTCCCAAAAATTTCAGGGCTGGACTGTTATCGAGACACAAAAAGAGCATTCCATCATCAATAATTCTTTCATCTGAAAAGGTTGCAACAAAATTGTCCTCCCCATATTCAACATTCATCAGTTCTGTACCAAAAATAAAGTTGGCACCAGCGTTGATGAGTGCTTCCTCCATCGCATCACACATCACCTTACCTGACACCTTTTGTGTGTACATTTGTGAAAGTATGGTATGGTCCAAATTTTTTACAAATTCGTACGCTGACATCACATCCCATGTAACCCCATCCATGATGAGTGGTAAATGTTCAATGTATGCCTGACCCGTCTCAGTGAGACTTCCTACTGCATCTTTCAGGGATATACCCCTATACTTTTTAGGTTGTGCAATTACCTTGGAGAACATGGACACGAGGGTTCCATAATCTTTTACACCTAGGGATTTAAAAGCAAATCCAAACATATCCTTTCTTTCCACGATTTGAAATATATCATCCCAACGGATGTTCATCTCTGAAAATATGGACTGTGTGTTTACAAACGCCCGATCAAATACAATCCTATGTGCGTGTAAATCACGTGTTTCCGTTTCGGGTTCCCACCACGAACCTCCAGCTGATACTTTTCTATCATAGAGGGTGACGTCGTGTTCACCTGACCTGAGAATCTCCCATGCGAGAGACATCCCTGTCGGTCCTGCACCAATGATATGAATCTTCATTCTACTTTTAGTTGACATATTAATTTCATATTTAATGTAGGATAATGCTGTCAATACTCAGTGAAGCCAGTGTGTATGCGTCTTCACGCGTTAAAATGCCGCCGAAACAGAAGCTGAAAACATGGAAATTTGCTGGTAAATTTCTGTGGAAGAATGCCACTGTAAAAGATAAAGCTGAATTGGGTCGATGGACGAAAGATGAACTCCTCGATCTTGGTCCAACATTTGTAAAACTAGGTCAAATTGCTTCGACGAGAGGAGACCTCTACCCACCCGAATTTACAAAGGAGTTGGAATCTCTCCAAGACAACGTTCCTCCCGTTGAAATACATGATGTTGTAGATCAAAGCGTGTTCAAAGAGTTTGACCTGGTGCCATTCAAATCTGCGAGTATTGGTCAGGTACATATGGCGGTCCTACATAATGGAAAAAAGGTTGTTGTAAAAGTAAAAAGACCTGGAATCCTAAACATTATGAAGGAGGATACAGATAATGTTAGGGAAATTGTAGAATTTTTAGAAAAAGTTGGTATTGACACTGGGAATAGTTCTGGTTTAGTCCTCGAGGAGTCTATTGAGTATCTCCTAGGTGAAGCAGATTACAAACAAGAAATTCAAAATGCCATCAAGTTCAAAAAGGGTATGAACAATGTTGACTGGGTCAAGGTTCCTAAAGTCTATAAGAAGTACTCTACTAACGACATGATTGTCATGGAATATGTCCCATCAACAAAACTCACAGAGATTACTGACCCCAAAGTGAATAAGAAGAAGATATGTGAAGCACTCATTAATGCATATGTCATTCAAACCATGGACATTGGGTTCTTCCATGCAGACCCCCACCCAGGGAATTTAGGTTTTTCACCCAATGGGAAACTTGTATTTTATGATTTTGGATTACTTATAAATTTATCTGATGAGTTGAGGGATGGATTCAAATCCTTATTTGGATTTATCATCACCCGTGACACAGCTGGGATAGTCGATACCCTCATCAAATTAGGTGTCATCGTCCCGACAACCTCTGATGTCTCTGATATTGAGATATTCTTCGAAACTATTTTGGGGTACCTGGAGACTCTAGATAGTTCTAAAATCATGAATGATGAACTAGCTGTCCAACTCGCGATGGAAAAACCCTTCGTCGTACCAACAAGTTTCGTATACCTGGCAAAATCTTTTTCCATCATTGAAGGTATTTGTCTCAAATTGGACCCAGACTTCAACTACTTTACGTACCTTGAACCCCTCATCCAACAACAATTCCTGGAGTCTGTAGATATTGGGGATATATTCATGAAGACTACAGAGATTCCTGGGACAATTGGTAAAATAAATACAGCTGTCATGGGGTTGCAAAAGTCGAGGGGGTCTATGAAGCGGTCGATGGTTAAAACGCAACAGGAAATTAGGGTCGTCCAGTACAGCGTGGTTTGCGCTCTACTGGCTGAGAGGTTTGGGGATAATCAACCCATGGCGATGTTTTTTGTCTTATGTACTATGTGGTTTACTTTTCGTAAAAGTCTATAGACTTTTTCCCACTCTTCTTGGGCGTCTCCTCCTTCTTGATCAACTTGTTATGTTCATCAAAGTACCCTTTCAGACGACGCTGTTCATCACGGAAAATATCAGAGACCTTCTCTTTGATCTTGTCCACGTCAGTGTCGCGTTCCTTTTGAATCTTCTTACTCAACTTCTTGAACCCCTTGTTCTTCTTATCGGCAGCGAATACAGTGAAAGTGTTTGTAATGGCAAGCATTTATTATGTGTTGATATTAATTTTTAATCGTTTTAATTTTTCTTCAAACTCTCTTCTTTCACCTGGAGATTCAATTTCTTTCCCAGAGTTTATAGCTTCAATTTCAGGACCAGTCAACTGCATAGAATTTACACGAAAGTCCATGAATGCCTCCATAGAGTGGGGTACCAGGGGTTGGACAAGTTCATATATAGCCGTGGCATAGTCTCGAATCTCCTCTTGGGCATGATGATCCATTCTCAATTGTAAGAAATGCATGAGATTGTGGAGGTCCATCTTCCACACGAAAGAGGTGTAGGTTGATTGTGGTAAGACACCTCGAGCTTGTTCCCTACATACACCCGTATCTAAAAGATGTTGATACAATTTGAAGGCGTTCTTATATTGCGTGGATATGACTTTTGTGAGTGTTTCGTCAACTTCCACTACACCTTCTGATCCTTGGTGATTTATTTCAGATTGCTTACGCAATACTTCTGGTTCATAATACTCTTCATCAACGATAGAATACCTGGCGGACATCTCATTCACAGATGCGGTTCGGTGTCGAAGCCACTGACGAGCAATGTATAGGGGTGCCTTGATACGAAACTTGAACACCACAAGTTCGAGTGGTGAAGTGTGCGAGTTTCGAACAAGATACCGGATAAGACCTCTATCTCCTCTAGTGGTTGTAGTACCCGTCTGATAACTCACACGAGCGCCATCAACAATAGCCTTATCTAGGTTTTGTTGAGGCATGTGGTCAACGAGTTCTACGAATCCATGGTCCAATACTTTCTTCATTATGAATATCTATCCGTTCTATTCTTTAATATTTACATTTATCATCCATTGGAACCTCTCCGCAAAAATCATAAAGTTTGTACAACTTCGCTTGTGTCTTTTCAATATCAACTTTTGTCTCATTCATGGCATCCATCGCGTCATCCACAAGTTCCATGAATGTATCGAGCTCATCGAGGGCTATACGATGGTTCAATCTTTTACTCTTCTGTGAATGAAAGGCTGATTTGAGACGCTTGTTACTCTTGATAACCTTGTCCAGGTTGGTTTTGTTGACGGGGGCACACATACGGATGGTGAGACTCATTTGTATATACTTTACTTCATATCTTTAATCAACTCATTGATGTCTCTGTAATACCTCTTTAGATCTTTCATAAATCTTTTATTATTTTCAATAACTTCACATTCAACTTTGTTTAGATAAATCCAAGCTAAGTTTGATTTTGAATACTTTGTCATTTTTTGATTCTCATTTGGTCGACGTGCCACCAACTTTGTAGACTTCTTCTTTTGTGAAGCTGGTAATACCTCCTTCCTATTCACGAATGAGAGTGCTTGCATGACAGTGTCTGCGAGGTCATCTTTCTTCTTAGATTTTACAAATGTATCAATCCAGTGGGAATTTACAGAGTTGCTACGGATAAAGGCTTCACACCTCTCGATGGAAACCTTCTTCCTCTTATTGTACTGTGCCTTACCAGGTCCTGCAACATCTGGAATCTTGTGACGAGCATCGTAAAGAATAGTTTCAGCATTGGGACACCTGATTATGAAGTAGGCATGGAGGAAGTGCATGACAGAAACCATCTTTTTATTGCGGTCGGGTTGCTTTTCTATGAGAATGGTCTTTGCACCAAGGACCCATGGACGAGCATCTAGGTGGTCTCTCATGGAAACGTAGACACCATCCTTATGTTGTGGGGGGATACCATCAACATCCCACTCAACAACCAGGTTATTTTTGTCCTCATCGAGAAGGCATATCGCCAAATTCTTTATACCCACGTCGATACTTAGAATCATTAACATAAAGACTGTGTAACTCTTTAAGTTAATGGATTGTATTTTTACTTATTTAATTTAGAACTTCTTCATACCTTCTCTACCCATGTTCTGACCCGCTGGGGACAGGAACATGACAGCTGCACCAATCACGAGTATACATACACATATGACACATGCGATGACTATGTATTTTATCGGTCCAGCAAAAGCGTCACCAATAGAATCAACGATGTCAGCAAGACCCTTGTTCTCGGTTTTCTGGGAACCCTCTGTCGCCGCTTTGAGTTTGTTGAGGATCTCACTGTCAGCGATGTTTTGAGTGAGAGACTCGGTAATCGCTTCAGCCATTAAAGTGGCAACGATATCCTGTTTAAAATCAAGTTTACCATTACAGTTTTTGATTTCCAAGTCACCTTCTTGTAAGTTAATCATCTCAGAAATTACTTCATTCAGGTTATTCGTTTCGAATGTATTTTCAATCACGTTTTCAATTGCCATATTAACCTCTTGGTTCATATTTTGTTTATCACCAAATTGCAGGTTCCCCGCCTCGGTTGTTTTTTCCATCGCAGCGGCAGCAGATGCTACGAGTTCGTTTGATACGACTGTTTTTGCTTCGTTTACTGTCGTTGGTGACATTACTGCACTTGATTGTGATGTAGCATCAATCTTCTGCCCTAATTTAATATCACAGTCTGGACCCATGTTACCAACCCTAACTTTAATTTTCTGTATGTTGCTCATAGCAGCGGAAAGAGACTGTTGGTTATTTGTAATTGTAGTCATTAGACTTTTATTCACAACGTCCATGTTGAATGTTTGGTTCACAGTTTGACTGCCACCTCCTCCCATGTTTTTTTATAATGACCTGAGAAAAAAAATGTCAGTATAAATTAACTAATGGATCTTAACAGAATGATATTAATTTTTGCTATTCTAATTGTGATAATATGGATGCTGATGAGAGCTAGGACTGAGATGCTAGAAGTGAAAAAGAAGAAAACAATTGAAGCAGTTATGAAATTTACTTAAGTAAGGACTGCTTTGTCTAAGAAGAAAGTGAGTATATAACGTTCACCACCTTTTATGGGTAATGTCCCATGGTAATTTTTACCACCCGTGTACACAGCTAAATCCCCCTGTTGATAATCCAGGATAGGGAGATTTGGGTGAGAAGTTATAAAATTTTCACGGTTCGAAGTTTCCTCATAAAAATTGTCATCCCATTTCTCAATTTCAGTAGACCCATTTGAATCAAAAATATATATTTCCCCACCTTCAAAATCCTTGGTGTCGGATAGTAGAAAACTCATTGTTAAATAGCTATCATCCGTGTGCATAGGGATATGTGTTCTCTTAGTTTTTTCATACCTTCTCAGGAATACATAATTGATTCTTTGGTCTGGGGGTATCCAAGGTATTGATTCGAGGATTGGTTTTAGTTTATTAAGGTAAATCGGTTTACACTTTGCCCACAATTCTTCGTTAACCCCGGATGTTGCTACGATATCAATTTGAAGTTCAGGTTTTTCATCCACTTCATCATTTTTTGTTTCAAGATCATACTTTTTTGCTATCTCAATCAATTCTTCACATTCACTTTTAGAAAGAATTGATTTTTCTAATATTCTGGTATCAATATCTGTTTCTACATATTTGTGTTTCATGTAAAATATTATAAAAATTGTCAGGCAAATTAGCAACAACAATATAACATTCATTTAATATACCATTCGAAAAAAAATATATAGTAAATAATAATGGTGTACTACGTTGGTTCTGGTGCATGGCACAAGACATATCAGGGACGGGATAGTTGCGGGGGTCCTGAAAGTGAAACCCGAGTTGGAAGAAAACGAAAGAAAAAATCAGGTCGGAGTTATCACCACTTTTGTGTAGCTATAGAAATAGACACGAATGGTAACGTCGTGGGACGTGACAATGAGGTTGCGTATAATAGCGAACTAGGAGGTCACCACCCATGTAAAGGATTAGGTAAGTCGAAATGGTTAGGTGGTACTAGTGATTCGGGGGGTAATCTACAAGGTTATACGGGTAAAACTGAAAACTTTTATGATGCGACGATGGCATTTAGATGCGAAGTCCCCGATTCTAAAGTGACCGCAGCAAATATTAAAGCCTGGTCGGGTTCGGCACATATGAACAGTGCCAACGGTGCGGGTTTGAAACAAAATGGGACTCGTAAGACTCTCTGGGATCAACTTGTAATGGGTGTTGATGCGGGGGGTGTTCAAGGAGATGCATTCTGTATAAAGGTGGAGAATCTACCCGCGGTGATTCACACTAATGGTAGTACGTGTTATGATAAAATTGACGCAACTCTAAAAGCATCCAATAGAAAATTATACTGTGACCAAAATGAAACAGATGAAAAATGTGCGTGTAGAAACATATCTCTTTACGGTACGAAGAGGTGTGTAGAGGAAAAATCTACCCTTCCGGGGTGTGCCGAAGTTAAGGCTGAATTTGATAAATTTCCTGCTAATGCTAATACAGAAACCCCTCCTATAACCTGGACACCGACTTGTTTTTCATCGGGTATATGTGCGCGACCTGGTCAGTATTTACCTGAAAATCAACCTCAGACTTGTGCTCAAACAATAGCTATATGTACACAAGATTTAGATTTTTACGGTGATATCACGGGTGGTAGGGTGGATATCGATCAGACTATGGATTGTGAGGCATCGAGTTCAAATGCACCAAGTTCTGGGTCAGGGGATACCCCATCTGGTGGAGGTGGAGGTGGAGGTGGAGGTGGAGGTGGAGGTGGAGGTGGAGGTGGAGGTGGAGGTGAAGAAGAAGAAACTGGAATCAAAGCGTACATCCCAAAAAGTTTAGACGGTTTGAAGACGAATAGAAAACAACAACTTGGTGCGGGTGGTGTGGGTGGTGTAATCATGTCGGTGTGTATGATGTTAATACTTTTACTTGTAGTATCATCAGGTGGAGGTGGTGCAGTAAAAAAACGGTTCAGGTGATAACTTAAAATCTTTGTATATTTAAATGGGCACCTGTGAAACTATTGAACAACAGGCCAAAGACGACTACGGTGATGACTATATGGAACAGCTAAAGTCAAACCCAGAATATATGTCTGCAGCCCTAGGTCAAATAGTTTCGAATAACTGTGAGGATTATTTCGATTACAGTGGTATTATTCAGGAGTTTTGTAGTGATCACAATAATATATTGGCGGGTATTGGACCTGGTGAAACGTGTCAGATATTGGATGGTAATGGTTCTAAATTAGCTACGTGGTGCATGGAAAAGGAAACACCTAGTGATGTAACATCTCGTATGGGAACTAGGAAAGAAACTTGTAATAGAGTGGGATTAAAGAGTAAATATGATGAAACCGCGGTTGCATATTGTAAAGCATACCCCAAAGACAATTGGTGTTCATGTTATAATGTAATTAACCACACTAAGGTTTGTTCAATTAATTCTGATGCTCCAGGGTGTAATGTCGTTAAAAACATTGAAGACAATAAAGAATTTTTTAAAGATGGGTATGACATTTTAAAGAATAATATGCACTGTAGACCTCGGGTATGTAATAGACCTAATTTAGCTTACGTACCAGAAGGTACCATGAATAGTTGCCAATCAAGTTATAATTTTTGTGGTAAAGATATTGACATAAAAAATCAATCAAACAGTGCAATTGTTTTAGATTGTAATATGGGTATGACCGAATCGGAGTTACCAGATTGGTGGGATGAGGATGACGGTGATGATTCATGGTTGACTATGGGAAAAAGAAGAAAACCACCATTTAATAAATGGCCTCTAACATTGACACCTATAACTGAATTTCCCGAGGAGTTTGATTGGGAAGAAGACAATGTGAGATATTTAACATATGGTTCAGTTGGTTCAGTTGTTTCGTGTTCGTGTTGTATGGTATTAATGGTTATCATGATGAGGATGTCAAAAAAATAATATGTGTATAATACATAATGAAACTAAATTTCAAAAAGAACAAAGTGACATATGCACTAATTGCGATAGTGTTAATTATTATTATTATTTACTCCGTCAAAGCATTCAAGGAACATTACGAATCACCAGGTCCCAGTGTTGGACCTACACCAGAAAACGTAGAAATAGATGAAGAAACAGAGAAGAAGGTCGAGGAAAAGGGGGTAACACAAGAAGACCTCGATTTGGTCTTCGCAATGTTAAAATCGACTTAAAGAGAAAATAGTCCTTAAACATATGTGGTGTTGGTGGTGTTGTCATCCTTTCGAGGGTACACCCCTAAATATACCTGTAAAGTACGACGATCGTCGTAAGAAATTCGATACAACTGGAAATTTTTGTTCATGGAGTTGTATGAAAACATATGCATTAGATAAATATGGGGTTGGTAGGGGTAGTCTAGTGTGCTCGAATATGGTGATGATGCGACGGAGAATGTATGGTGGAAAACTGGAGAGTGTTATGTCTGCACCATGGAGATACCGACTAAACGTGTTTGGTGGAGACATGACTATAGAAGAATTTAGAAGTAATCAAACGGTCGATGTAGAAGTCCCAAAATCTGTTGATACAAAACCAGTGGTTAATAATTTGATACCCTTTGTTTCAAACACAAGAAAGATGGATGAAATAAAGAATTCTACTTCTAATAACAATTCGCTAAAGCTAAAGAGGACTAAACCTCTAAAAAGGAATCACAACAATTTAGAGTCCGCTTTGGGACTTATCATTACTCCCAAAACCTAGATTCCTTATCTGTTTAGCGGTTGGTACTGAAGGGGGTAAATTTTTAGTTTTTCTACTATGTACCCACTGCTCACCGTCGTGTGCGACCCAACATATATCATACCTTTCTATTGTCTTCCTACACAAGACACACGGCAATGATATACCGTCACCGTACACCGTTTTTCGACCTACTACCAAATGACCATATTTCCTCTGTACCCATTCGGAGAATTGATGGGATTTATGACCCTTTCTCAAACATTCTCTATATAATCGTCGAATGAGTTGTCTTTCTGCACACATATGGTTATTACTTTCTATTGAGGGTCCCTTAGACATTGAACCTATCACGGTACAATACTTCATACCTGGCAATTCAAACAAGTTGTTCCATCGTATACAAAATCACACTTTGAGCATTCACTTAGGATACTAATCTTCTTTTTTGGTACCAATCCTTTAGCAAAACGGTCGAGTTCTTTTACTGTATAGATTCCGTATTGAATCATTACATCTAGAGATGGAAATCTCATACTAAATTTATTACGTTTCAATGTTTTATATTACTTTTCCTGGGCTAGACAAGAGAAGCAACTGGCGATAGCCTTGTTAGCCTTAAGCATCGCGGCGAAACTGTCAACCATTGGGGGAACCATAGCCTTTAGAATAATCTCAAACTCACTATCTTTTTCACCTTCATCAATTTCTTCAATGAGATGATTGAGAACAGCGATGACGAGTTTTTTCTTATGGGGTCCAGGCAGTTTCTTGAACTTGACAGACTCCATCATGAGTCGGCCCAGAATAGGGGGGACGTCTTCCTTGGTAAGTCCGTCATCGATGTATTCGACACGGAGTTCTTCAACGGTACTCAGGAGACTCTTAGTGTCAATTTTTCCTGCAAATTTTTGTAAAATAATATCCATATACTATAACTGAGAATGAATTTGAACGACATTATCGCAAGTGTCGCCATCGGCTTAGGTTTTGTCCAGATGTACGACAGTCTTCATAAATCAGAGGAGGTTGGTGAGGAGTCCAGGGATGTCATTGTGATGGGTATCACAACAACTGCACTGTGGCTGACGTACCAATATAGGAAATTTGGTGTAAACATGTTGACCATAAATACATCCATTGCACTCGCTGTACAAATATATGTTATGAATCGCCTAGTAAAAAACAAAATGATATGGTTTAAAGGGTAGAATATAATCATATTCAGTAATGAGTTCTATCACTTGTGCACCCGTAAAGTTTTCGTATTACAAGCGTTATCAGACCAAGCGTAGTACACGTTCTTCCTATAAGGTTCGATCGTCTGTCGAGCCTTCGGTCGAGCCTTCGATCGAACCATATCAACCACAGACCCGATTCGCTGAGGTTCTCAATGGTCGCGCTGCTATGCAAGGTGTTCTATGGGGTTCTCTAAACTGGATGATGACAGGTGAAAATGTCATTCAGCAGATTGAGGATCCTGTGTATGCTATCGCTGCATCAGGTGTTGTTACTACATTGGCTTGGGCGTCCATGATTACATCCGAAAACTTCAGCACCGAGAAAATTGGGGCATTCACACCTGAGGCTGAGCTCAAGAATGGTAGGTTGGCTATGCTTGGGTTTATTGCCTTGTTCGGGTTGAGTGCCATGTAACTCAAAAATTCAATCATGTTAACCTTATCTTCCATCGAAAATGTCCCTGCTCTACGCATCACGTAGGCCAAGAACATCATGAGAATATAGACATTAATAACGATAGGTTTCATTTAAACAACCTTAGCCTTAACTGGTCGCAACATAAATAATCCACCCAAAAACGCGAGGAGGAAGATTACAAGGCTTGCGGCACTGAAACCCATTTTAGACTTATCTTTCTTGGAACTCTCACAGGTCCTAGCCCAATTGAGGGAGGCGGAGCTACCGACGATACCTATGATACCGAAGAGAAGAACGATAATACCGCTGAGTTTGGAACCAGCAGTCTTAACCATGAGAAGTGTGCATGGAATTGTAAGAGCGATAGTGAGAGTGTACGACAAGAACAGCTTGAGGTTCTCTTGGGTTGACTTACCCGCCTGTTCATCACACTTGTTGAACATGTCAATACCTAGGGAGGCAATGACGAGATAAAGGAATCCAAACATGGCGATGAGTCCAATTTGACCGTAGTTAATTGTGATAGTTGTGGTTTCGGCAGCCTTAGCAGCGGCACCTTGGTAGGCGGCTGTACCCTGCATAGCAGTACTGGCAGCTCCCATCCTGGCACCCATGGCACCACCCGCGGCACCCATACCACCACCAGCCCTCCCAGCCATAGCACTCAAAGCAGCCATTTTAGACATTTTTATAATTAACTTAGATTTTATTTAGAGCGTCAAGTATATTTTCTACTGATGTATACTCTTGTAATTTAGATACATCAAGTTTACATTCACCACGGTTTGATTTTTCATTTGAAATTGTATGTTCTACATCAAATACTTTCAGAATTTCACTTAGTGTTGTAGAACCTTCATTCGTGAAATTAACTATACCTGTTCTATTTTGTTTAATGAGTCCGTTTATTTTGGGAAATAAAGACGGAATAACCGTGAGTGATACATTTGCAATGTGAATGTTATTTTTTCGAGACTTTAGTTTTTCCAAAAAGCATTTTTCATTTCCATTCCCACTGACTGGGTATATTAATCGTAGATACAATACATCTTTTGAATGCACACCCTTTATCACGTCTTCTAAGAGAATCCGTGTATGAGAATAAAACATTTCATGATTATTTGGTTTGTCATCTTCTGTAAAATATTTATCACCTTCATACACAAACGCGGAACCTAGAATTGTGAGATGTATTCCAAGTTCTTTACACGTGTGTATAAGTTGAAGTTGTTCAGTCAAATTAGTGTATATTGTTTCTTCTTTATTGGATTCGCACCAGTTTATGGTGGGTTTACCTGATATACCTGCCGCTGATACGACATATTTAGGTTTGATGAATTTGAGTTCTTCTCTGATATTTTCGAGTCTTTTAGTACTTCCAACACTATTTGGGATATATTTCAGTAATTCTGAACCCAAAAATCCATTTGAACCTAGAATGAGAGTTTCAATGGGTTTGAATAATTCATTTGAATCATCTTTTTCAGAAACAATCGCATATTTACTTTCATCTGGCCATTTAATTTTTAAAGTTGGATCTTTCCAGTGACAATTCTTTTCTAGGGTGTGGTCATATACATCAGCTAAAAAGTAATTGATGGTCGTCTCTTCAAAACAAAAATAACCATGACCATGATTCGCTGGTACGTGTAAACAATCACCCATTTTTAGTGTATAATACTTGACAAGACCCTCTGGGGACACTACAACATCAATGATGTGTCCACTCGTGAGAGTTATAAATTTTTCATATGGGCTAAAATGTATACCCCTTAGTACATTTTTGTGATTCAGGCTTGTGAAACATTGTTTAATCTCAAAAGGTGGATCAAAAAAATTGAAAAACATTGTCCCTCTTTCATCGGTAAATGTTTTCATTCTTATCTATTTACTTAAAAGCTTTTTAAGCTCGTCTTTTGTCTTACTTTGAGACCATTACATTACTGAACATTTACAGTTTACTTTACGGTCAGCAAATGTTTTAAGTAGATTACACACAGTATCAACATCCTCAATTGTCATACCGTGATGCGCACCAAGGAGGAATCCATTCTTCATAATTGTATCTGCATTTTCGAAATCCTGTAGATATTCCCTAAAAGCTGGGTGTCGTGTAATATTACCCGCGAATGTCACTCTCGTTTGCACATGATTCTTCTCCATGAATTTAACAAGTTGGAGTCTATGAGGGCATTGTAGTGGAATCGCTAACCAATTAGGGGTTCTCGAGTCATCTGGGAGAGTATAATATGGGCAATCTTTAAGATTTTCGATATAACGCTCAATGTTTTGTCGTCTCTTCTTCAAAAAATCTTCAAGCTTATCGAGTTGAACGAGACCAAATGCAGCATTCATTTCACATGCCTTGAGATGATACCCAGCTACCCCATAGAGGAATTTCCAGTCATATGGAATCCCATCAACTGAATGATTAAATCGTTCACTCGGTTCCTCTACATTATCACCGATACGACCCCAGTCCCTAAACATAACAGCTCTTTTGAGATGTTTATCATTGTTGAACATGACCATACCACCTACACCACCAGCCGTAATAACATGACTCGCGTAAAAGCTTGTGGTACTTATATCAGTACATTCGGTGTGAGTAATAGTATCCGCAGAATCTTCAAATAGAATGACATTTGGGAAAGCTTCACGAATAGCTTCCCAATCGGGTGTATTACCTATAAGGTTGGGGATAAGAATACACTTCGTATTCGGGGTGACCACCCCCTTGAGTTGTTCAACAGTTGGAACATATGATGTAGGATTTACATCACAAAATTTTGGTTTCAAACCCAATTGCATAATCGGGGCGAGTGTAGTTGCAAAACTACATGCGGGTGTAATAATTTCTGAATCCTTTGGGAGTTCGAGAGCGCATAAACCTAAAAGAATTGCACTACTACCAGAATTGACAAAAGCGCCATATTTCTTACCGAATAATTTGGCTACTCTTTCCTCAAATTTTATAGTGCGTTTACCGAACCCCGCAAGCCAGCCATCACGAAGGCATTCCTCTACCGCCTTAATTTCTTCCTCCCCATATGATTCAAAACGGTTAGGTGCATACCAGATTTTTTTGACCATTTATAAAATAACACAGTTTATCTTTAATTGAAAATAATCTGGAATGGTTTCTTACCATAGATAGCTGCCATATAGGCGTATGTTGAAAATCCAATCATATCACCCCTCCCACCTGTAAGGAAAAGCTGGGGACACACACTTAATAGGAAAAACTTGAGGTAGATGTTATGATAATCACTCATGGTAGTATCACGGAAATCCTGGTGTGCTCCAACTGTGAAATCTGTCTTAAAATATCGAATTTTATCACCATATTTTTCTATGAGCATGTTTAATGTAGATTTTGAATCACTCGATACAAACACAGGTCCGGGTGCTTCCTCAATGACATCTTGAAATTTTTTTAGTCCCTCATCTGAACAGAAATAATGAGACGCATCTTCAGATTCTTTAGAATCAAACTGTCTCGAATCTTCCGAGTACGAACCACGACGAACGGAAATTCCACAACATACACCTTCGACAAGATGTTTATGTTTCGATATCAGTTCTTCCATGAATGGAGTTGGTTTGATAATATCTCTGATTTTGGGGTGTACATGATTAACTGTAAATTGGTTGATGTAAATTGGGCATTCAGGTTGTTTACCTTCATGTGAAACTTGTGTAAAACCATTGATTGTCAAACAGTTTGAAAGTTCATACGCAAAAACATGGTCATGTAGTTGCGTACATTCTTCTTGTAGTGAAGTGAGTTGAATCAAAAGATTTCCAAATCCCGCATTATTCTTGTATACGAGTTCGGTCATTATACTTAAAAGAGTTCGTTGTATTTCTTTAAATGAAGGTGCTAGAAACCTGAAACTCATTTGAGAAATTCCATAAATTCATTTTTGTAAACGTATTCTACACGTTTTATTTCAACTCGTTTGTTGTACCGAGCAGCAAATAAGTCTTCAAGTTTAGCCTTTCGCATTTTAAACTGTTCATATTCTTTCAACAGGTCTTCGTATTTGAATTTTTTTCGTGAATGATAAGATCGAATGTATTCTATCCAATTGGGGAGTGGTTCATCTTGATGATTACCACCACCAGCTCTCGACATGATAGAAGTTTGTGCACACACGGGAATGCATGGAATAGAAGCACCCTTAAGAAACCCATGATGCATAATATCAATAGTGTGGTCCAGGTTTACGTTGTCGATGAACTCCTTGGCAAACTTTAGGGTCACGTATTGTCCTTCAGCTCCACCATTATTACCAACCATTAGAGGTGCCTGATTAAAACTTAATTCATGGAGATTACCTATCTTGATGAAGTCTGCATCTTTGAAATAGGTATTTTTACAGTTCATAAACTTCTCCTCCCAGTCGTCGATGAACACGACGTCATCTTCAAAAATAAACGCTTCTTTGATGTCATTATCGATCATATGTTTCATCGCTTCAATGTGTTTGATATTACAAGACAGGTAAGGCATACAAACACTTGTTTGTGTGTATGTTTTCACCCATGAAACGAATGGGTCCTCTTTATCAAACTGTGTTATGAATTGTGCATCGGGTATAATACCCTCGAGATATTCACGACCACTCCCCTTGGTGTAATGAACCACATACTTTTTCATATGGTTTTAAATGCTATTAAATCTTTAAGTTTAAAGACTAAACCCGTTTTAACTTTAAATGCGTATTGAAGTATCTCACGGAGAGCTTATTGATAAGATTACGATTCTTGAAATCAAAGATGAACGTGTAAAAGATGTGGAAAAGTTGAAAAATATTCGTCATGAATTGAATGTACTTATCAAGTATGAATTTGAAACAAGCCATAAACAAGAGTTGAAACATGTCAACAACACACTGTGGGACCTTGAGGATGGTATTAGGAAACTGGATCGGGAAAATGATTTTGGGTCTAAGTTTATAGATATGGCGAGGAATATATATAAAGTTAACGATGAGAGATCTAGAATCAAAAAAATGATTAATACAGAACATGGTTCGGATATTGTAGAAGAGAAGAGTTATTAACTTAAAGTATTCTTTAGATGTTAATGTAAATGTTAACTATATTACACCATTTAGGTTTGGGAGACGCTATCATGTTAAATGGTATGGTTCGACACTTTGCAGAAAAGGAAGACGTGGTTATATTTGTAAAAAAGCAACAGGAACCATCGATTGCATTTATGTATAGGGATCTAAGCAACGTCAAGATAATACCTGTAGACACAACCCATCCAAGGGAAATGTGGTCTCAGGTAAAAGGAAGGGTTTTACCATTAGCAACATACGCTTTAAATGATGATATATGGAACTTCGCAACGAGTGGTCCTGTGAGTGTGCTTGTAAATTGGGCCCATAGTATTTACATTCAAGCAGGTTTACCACCCAAATATATGTATTCCAAGTTTAAAGTTGTTCGTGATAAGAATACAGAAATCAAATATGAACACGATGATTATGTATTCATACATGATGATAGTACACGTGGAATGAACATTGAAGTTTCCTATGATAACGTCTTTAGAATAACAGAAGATACTCTGAAGACTAATCCAAATATTTTCGACTATTTGACAGTTATAGAAAATGCAAAAGAAGTGCATTGTATGGATAGTTGTTATGCATGGTTAATCAATCTTATGGAAATCGGTACACCTTCAAAAAATTATTTACATTTAGACACGAAAGGTAATTATACACCACGTATGGTTCAAACCGTTTTTGGTGACGATGTATGGACATATGTATAGATGTAGACACCTTCTTTGAATATGGGTTTATCATATCCCATTTTTTCTATAAAGTTTCCAACCTCACTATTTTCATAATCCGTAATTTCTGTGATAATAGTGGGTTTATATTTTTGTATAGTATTCATCGCCCCCTTCAAAACGTACAACTCATGATCTTCTACATCCATTTTCATGATAGACGGTACACCATTATATACATCATCCAATCTGTGACAGTCACATAGTATAGGATTTTCTTCATGTTCACATGTTACGTTTCTATGCATGGATGTTCCACCATAATTCTTGGCACCGTATGGCATTAATTTAGGTAAATAGATGTTGGACGTTTCATTTTTATCAGAAAGTCCGATTGGATAAATTTTAACAGGATTCTTTAAAGTATTGTTTTCAATATTTAATTTAACAATTTCATGGTAAACAGGTTCGAATGCATGTACTGGTCCAATTTCAGAAAACATGAGTGAATGTGTTCCGATGTTTGCACCTATATCTAAAATATCAGTCCCAGGTTTATAATATTTTACAACCTCATCTTTCATCCATTCTTCATAGAACTTCCCAGTTGTTCTAACTGTATACCCAACAAATTCGTCATCTGCAATTACAAACACGTTATATTTTTCAGTTTTACACTTCACAATATTCAGTTCCATAATAATAATAAATATAGTACTGTTTTTAAGTACATATTTATAATGTTTTATAAAAGATATCCTGATACTCCTGTTTTTCTACACTCTTGATGTGCCATAATGACATATCTGGTGTAGCGTCTAGTCCTTTCGTATTTGTAGATCCAATTATGGTCTCGTGTAAACCCTTATTCCATTTCACGATACCATTGTTTTTGTGTATATCCCGGACAAATGTTAATACGGGGAATGTACAGTAGTTCCGCATTCGTATCTGTTATGACAGACTTGATGTTCTTGATGAGAGTCTCACGAGGAATCTCATCTGCGTCAATTACAAAGATGTAATCACCTGTACACAATGATGCGTGGTAGTTTCGGTGGTTAGAAAAGTTTCCACAAAATACGCGTTCGGAAATGGTTAGATTGTCATACTTCATCCGTTACTTTAGATGTGTCGAGAAGAATGTTGATTTTACATACTTAAAAACACTTACCACTGTTTTAGAAGATGAAGTTGTCTTATGCTATAATGGTATGTAACGAGTCTAAGGATTTGTTTAGTCTCATTTCATTCTTGAAAAGAGTCAAAGATTCGGAAGATGAAATCAACATTCTTCTAGACACATTACACACTACCGAATCAGTCAGAAATGTTCTAAAATATTTCAAAGATGACATCGTGGTATTCGAACGAGAATTTGATGGTAATTTCTCTAAACAGAGAAACTTCCATTTGAAGAAGTGTAAGGGAGAGTATATTTTCGTGATAGATCCAGATGAAATGCCTAAGGAAAAAATGATTTCTGGTATTAAAGGGGTGATTCGAGAGAGTCAGTCTGATCTGATCGCGATTCCACGAATTAACATTCATCCCGGTTGTACCCAAAAATGGTTAGATAAACATGGATTCAAAGTGAATGAATTTGATTGGATAAACTGGCCCGACTATCAGGGAAGAATTTTCAAGAATGATGTTACTATTTCATACGGTAATGCTATTCATGAAAATATTGTTGGAGCTAAAAACCAAGTGTGTTTACCCGCCGACCCAGGATTGGCTCTATGGCATATAAAATCTGTGGATAAGCAAGATAATCGCTGGGAAGATGGGAAGTATGTTCACCCGAATAATGAAAATCTGTATGATCGTTTAATGTAAGTATACATCTCGTCTTCTCCACATATCACCATAGTCATTAGTACCTTTCATGTCTGTATTATCAGCCCCACGTGCGTTGTTGTATTTACATTTAACAAACTTGACACCACCAAATTCCACAAATTCTTCTGCCGTATGTTGTCCGATCATACACTTTTCTGGGTATGCTCGAACATAATCAATAGACGCATTCATATATGCACCTGGACCAGTTGGGTATAAACAATCGAGACCATAATGTCTCTGCTTCACATTCCAAAGAAGAAGATCTACCATTTTCTTTGAAATTGAGTGTTTCGGGACAGAACCTATGAATGCTGTATACATACACAATTGATTGGGTGGACAGTCAATACTTGTGTAATATTCTTTACCAACCTTTTCTAATGTTTCAACTGGTTGGAGACATATCTGTCGTATATCAGAATACCAACCACCTTCTTGGAGCATGATGAGGTGTCGCATGAAATCACATTTATACGAGTATGGTTTGAGTGATTGATACGCTTCGAGAATTTCTCTATCAAAATGTTCTTTTATGTACGAAACACAATCGTCTCCGGAATACATCTTAATCTTGTATCCGGGGTTCATACGGTACCATGTCTCGAGTGCTTTTTTCATCCCATCTGGAAATTTAGGAAGTTTTCCGTCATCGACGATGATTACTTTATGTATAACCTTGGGTATCATTATGAGTATAAACAATAAAATCTTTAACAATAATAATATGGAAGAAATCAAAGACTCTTACCTAGGCATGGAAGTCCAGCTTGAAGAGATTGCCATAGATCTTCAGGAACTTCCTACGGATTACAAACTTGCTGAGCGATATAGACAAATCGACCAGGAAATCTATGAGATTTCGGAGTGGTATGAAAAGGTTAAGAAACAATGAATAGAAAACACTTAACCATGAGGTAAAAAACCTCAAATTACAAGAGTCTTCTCATGACCAACACGGAGGGTCGTATTCACAGTTATCTCAAATCCGGCGTCCGTGAGATTTTTACAAAATGATACATCTTCCGAGCAGGTGTCGCGGAGCCCATCAATCTCAATAAGTGGATAACTAAAGTATGGATATTTAAGTTTTTCAATCACACCCTTACGGCATGCAAAGAACCCCATACCGTTGTATGCCACGGAAATGTATTTATCTTTGATGTCTTCATCAGATTTCATGAATTCGAATGAACCATTTGTTTTGAAATATTTGGTGTCCCACTCCTTTACACATGCATAATGTTTAAGATCTTCCATTCTATAGAGACCAGAAACAACGGGATATTTATTAGTATCCTCAATGAGTTCGATCATTTGTTCGGGTGTAAACCTAATATCAGAATCAATCGTGACCCATACATCATAGTCTACTTTACCACCAAATGGTTTTTGGTCGGCACCCCTGAGGACATCAAGACCTAAGGTTTTCATTCTAGAATACGTGACATAACTAGAATATTCATTTATAATCATTACAGTATAGTTTTTAGATTTTAAAGTTTGTACCGTCTCGAGGAGGTTCACCATAAACCCACCTGAAAATGTTCGACCAGGGAGAGCGATGATAACTTTCGTCATTTTGATAATATACTGAGCACCTCTTTAACCACTGGGTGACGAACAATATCTTCATCTTCCATTTCAACATGTGTGATATACATCAAATCTTGACACTGCATCTTGTAGACGAGGTCTCCAAGGCCATTTTCTGGTCCCAAATCAGATTGTTCCAAGTCGCCCGTGACAATAAGCTTTGTACCTTCACCCACCCGCGTGAGAAGCATCTTCATTTGATTTGGTGTAGCATTTTGCATCTCGTCTGCGATGATGAGTGTATTTTCGAATGTTCGACCCCTCATGTATCCCAAAGGTTCGATACTGACGATTCGTTCAATCTGATTATAACTCAAATATTTTTCAAAAATATCAAACATTGGTTTTGTCCATGGTTCCATCTTCTGGTTCATATCTCCTGGGAGGTACCCCATATCCTCATCGGCGGCCACAATTGGGCGAGTGAGTACAATTTTGGGGCGCTGAAACTTCTGTACATGCTCTAGTGCAATATGACACGCCAACATTGTTTTTCCGGTACCCGCTGGTCCAGTTCCTATGACAATAGGTTTAGGTGACCTAAGAGCGAGCATATATTTACATTGACCAGGGGTTTTTGGGAAGTTCATATATCTTAATTAAAGATTTTTTCCTTATATAATTTAAATGGAGTTTCACTTTATAAAATTAAATTATAATGGTACATATCTTAGTCTTGTGGATCCAAGATCTAAATCTCGTTTCGTGTGTTTTGCAGAAAAAAGCGTGGCAATGAAGTGTCTAGACTATTCGGCTGATTTTAGAGCTAGAAATCGTATTTGGCCATCACTTGATATGTCCTCGGAAAATAGGAAATTGGAATTAAACGAGGAGATAGAGTTCCCATATGGACCACCTCGAATCATAAAACGTGCATTAGAAATTGAAACATTCGACTTTGACACCATGGACCAGCTATCAAGTAGAACAAACGTTTCTTTTTATTGTATTTTGGCGTTTGATGTTATTTTTAATAATGACTCTGAATCAATATCTATGTCTGGGCAGGAAATGGATGGCGTGGCAACCCCAGAAGAATTCGGTGAGTGGATGGACTATAGCTTAAAAACAAAGTGAGTTGTAATAACAATATGTGTGGTATTCTTGCTCTCTTCGGTGACGAAGTAGAAGTTCCTTCATACCTACTTACTCATAGGGGTCCAGATGATTACAGTACACGAACATCTGGGAAATGTCGTATGGATTACTATCGTCTATGTATCAACGACCTTACACCCGCAGGTATGCAACCTTTTAAAGATGATAAATCCATGTTGATATGTAATGGTGAAATATACAACCATGGCAAGTTTAGGACTGGTGCGGAAAAGAGTACAAGTGATTGTGAGATTCTGATGCCTCTCATCAAGGATGTCGGTATTCTCAAATGTGTCGATATGATAAATGGTGATTTCGCATTTGTATATACCGATGGTAATCAATTACTTGCTGCTAGAGACCCTGTAGGTGTAAGACCTCTATTTTACACGAGGTATGCACAAGGCTCTATCGCTTTTGCGAGTGAAGTAAAGGCGTTACTTTTTTTAAATTCTGATATCCACATCTTCCCACCTGGACACATTTATGATTCTTACGTAGATGGATTCGTGTGTTATCATACGGGATACTGGCGTATTAGTAAGCATTTACAAACGGACAATAGTAAAGAAATTCGTGAAACGTTTGAACAAGCTGTACATGAGCGTCTTGCTACAACTGATAGAGAAATTGGTTTTCTTCTGTCGGGTGGCCTTGATAGTAGTCTCATCGTTTCTATTGCAGCTAGAAAGCTTGGTAAGATTAAGACATTTTCAATTGGCTTGGATGGAAGTCCCGATCTCTTGGCTGCGAGGAAAGTTGCAAAGTATCTGAATACAGACCACACAGAGGTTAAGTTTACCGTGGAGGAGGGTATTTCACATGTGAATGATGTCATTCATACTCTCGAATCTTACGATACGACGACTGTACGTGCAAGTACACCAATGTGGCTCCTTTGTAAATATATAAAACAGAAGACGAATTGTCGTTATATATTTTCGGGTGAAGGGAGTGATGAGATTTTAGGTGGTTATCTTTACTTCCATAACGCACCTAGTGTTGAGGAGTTTGCCTCTGAGAATATGAGACGTCTTCGTCTTATTCATCAATTTGATGGATTACGTGCAGATAGGTGTGCAGGTGCACATGGTTTAGACCTTGTCGTACCATTTTTGGACAAACACTTTATTGAGGTTTGTATGAGAGTCAATCAAAATAACAAAAGGACAAAAATTGAGAAGGGTATGCTTCGTGAAGCTTTTGAAGGGTATTTACCACATGATATCCTATGGAGACAGAAGGATGGAATGAGTGATGCGGTTGGTACCAATTGGGTAGACGAAATTAAGAAACATGCTGAAACGAAGATTGATGATGAAACATTTAATGAAATACGTATGAAATCACATGGATATAACACACCACTCACCAAGGAAGAAGCACTGTATCGACAGTTGTTTTGGCGAATGTATGGTAAGGATAACGACCACCTCATATCTGAAATATGGAGACCAAAATGGACGAAGATAACTGACCCCAGTGCGCGTCTACTTATAGAAAAGAATCGTACGTAATATAAATGGCTGAATTTGTCAAACCCTTCGATTGCAAAAATGAGAAACACGTAATGTGGCTTAAGCACCTTGGTGCAACAATGGCTAAATCATTGAGTGGTGATAAAAAGATTAATATGGCTGCTGCTATCGATGATAACCCGTTACCAGGTCAACCACATGTAAAAAATGTGATGGACTTTCCATATGTACATTTTCAACTCGCTATGAAGTACGCCAATGCGGTGTTAAGTGAGGAGGCTTGGGTTCCCAAGACTAAATAATTTATATTCTTCTAACGTAAAGTCTCGAGGTTCTGAATTTTCATCCATACGTACGAGTAGTATTTTACCATTGACTTCTTCTACGTCAAATGGTGTGGGTAGAACGTTCTCATTCTTGATTTCACCCTCTTCGGGTTTAATAATTACGACATCTATATCAGGCCACTGCCCTATAAAAGTTTGTCGTCCACCCAAAAGTTTGAAAATTTCATTCTTGCTAGGTGTAATATCTAGTTGTATTTCTTGTACATGACCTAATTCCTCATGAATAAGAATTGCTATAGTCATCTTAGATAGTCCCATAAAAAAAATATTTGTAAAATATAAAATGAATGCAACCAATCGCACCGCTATAAAGTATATAGTTATACTCTACGTGGCTATAGTCATCCTTTCTATGATGTCCAAGGAGACGTACGTTGCTGATGGTTCTGGACGTTTAGATTATCACTACGTGACTGGAGACTACGACACTAACCCTGAGCGCCGTGTTGGTGGATTCTTCGATAATTGCTCTCCTGAAAATATGGAAGACTGTCAACGTAATAATCCTTATGAAGGTCTTCCTCTGCCCTAAGTGGTTTAAAAACAATTTAAATGTATATAACAAGAATAATGAACTCAACGCGTGAGTTTGTAATTCAAAAAATATCTACCCTCCTCGACATTCAAGATGATGATAAAATCTGTACAGATCTCGAGAAGTGTATACTGAATTATTCACACGACAGGTGTACTAGTCAACCCGCGTGGGATAACCCCAATTTTACGAGTATTTATAAACATAAGTTTCTAACTATCCAAAAATCTCTAAAAAGTAATCCACAACTTATAACTAAAATTAAATCTAAGATTGTACCTGTTATAGAAATTATAAATATGCGACCAGAGGCATTATATCCCGATGGGCCATACGCGAAAGAGATTGAAATAGGAATTCATAAACAGTTGCGAAAGGAATATATGAACAATGAGAAGAAAAACCAAGACGGCTTCTTCAAATGTGGACGTTGTAAATCAATGAAAACAACATATTACCAGATGCAAACAAGGTCTGCCGATGAACCCATGACTGTGTTTGTAAGCTGTCTCAATTGTGAGAGAAACTGGAAATGTTAAGTGTAATTAAAGATTTAAAAGTAGGTCTTCGTAGATATGATTGTTGATATTAAATGTGATGATGATACGACCCAAATAGCTCGTATCATCCAAGAAAGTTGGGATGCGTATAGTGTCAATTTTTTAGAGAGAATTCATTCAGGTGTATACAATTTTAGTACAACTATTGAAACTGTGAGTAAAGATTCAATTGCTGGATTTTATGATGTGGAGGAACTGGATAAAACTGGACTGTATGTAAAAACATCGAGAGGATATGAGATTATTGATGACAGTGAAGATGAAGACTTTACATGTAGTGAGAGTGATGAAGTTGAAACGGAGGATGATGTATCCCTAGTTGATGAAGAAGAATTGTAAATGAAACCTAAGTATTTAAATATAAAACCATTAATCATGGAATATAAAGAACCCAAAAAGCGTGTCACTAAAGCTGATAAGAAAGACAAAAAGGGTGTGTACACATCGAAACATATACGAAACTTACTTAAACAAAAGGAGGCAGCTATAGACAAGAGAAACAATGGCCCCGTACCAGCCCCCACCTGCCCACTACTCCCAAATGGACGTGTCTGATTACACCGAAGATGACCTATTTTCATTCATTGGTAAAACGGGTAAGAAGTTCTACTGGCTTACAAAGAAGCTTGGCCTTGATTATCTTTGGTACGATAAGGAACGTAAGGTTATTGAAATTTGGGGACCCCTCTACACACATGTAAATCAGCAATCTGCTCATGTAATTCGATGTGAAATTGATTTTTTTCTGAGACCTAAGTTAGAGGAGAACATCTCCAAAAAACAAGATGAGTATGTACAAACGACCATCACAGCGTGTTAAGAATGATAGTTATGAACACCGTCCTGCACCAGTTGATAGTTTTTTACACAAGCTTATGAATCCTTCACCTATAGAGTATCCAGTAAAGGTTCTACAACCAATTTATCAACAGGATTTATATCTGCGACTCTTCAAAGAAAATCAGAAATTTTGGGGTATTACTTACGTAGACCCACAATTACCGATATTATCACCAACTGTATACCCAGAACCACGTAAAGAACCAGAGCTTACTTATGGAGACAGAGTTCAAGTAGTACTCCGGGTATTAAAAAATGGTATTGTGAGGGTAAAAGTGAATGGTGCTATTGCTGATATGTATGCCAAATATTATGGACCAGGTGTGAATCACGATAAAGTACCCCCATTTAAGGCAATTTTACAGGCATACAAAGCACATGGTTTCAGTAAAGAATATTTGGATAGAATTACAAAAAATAATGATAAACGTAAATCCATTCAGATTAGGATTGATAAAGTTTTCACAAAAATATTTGACAAGGAACCTGTTAAAAAAGTGAAAAAAGAAAAGAAGAAGAAGGTGGAAGATATCATAGAATTGGTTGAACCCGAGGAAGATAAACCTCCTGTTCCAGACGTACAAGAGGAAGATGAGACTCTAGATGTTGAACCAGACGAAGATGAGGAAGAAGAAGAGGAAGAATATGTGTCCGATGGAGAAGATTAGCACCTAAGTCTATTTAATTTAAAGATTTTTCAAACAAAAAAGTATGTTCATTACCAACGTCGTCCTCGCCAACAACATCCTTGACCGCTCTTTCTTTGGAACACTCAAAGAAGCTATAAAATCCGCAAAAGAACAAACCAGAGAAAAAATCTGGAAACTCCCCAATAACACTGTATTTTTCGGGGACGTTGAAGTTAGGGTCTATAACACGGACGATTACAAGAATGAACATTTTCTTTCTTTCATTGATTCCTGTTGAAATCGCCGAAAGGTCGTGTGACCAACACGTGGTCAAAATCCAATTAGAAATATGCCAAATGCTTTACACTGCTTGGTATTTTTCCAATGAGGAACATATTCTTCGTGAATGTGCACCATTTACAAAAGATGGTAAATCTAGGGGGTATAAACCAGCGCACACGAAACACCCTATGACCATGTGGATTGCATCAAGTCTCGAGAATTATCTGTATGCATGTAAAATTGGTATTGCATTGACACTCGAGTATACACATCGTTATGGTAAGATTCACACTTGTGCACACCATCTTATATGGTTGTATGAGAATAGACCTTCTACTTTTCAGGAACGGCGAAGTGAAACAGCTTACTATTCCCAAGAAGGTATCCCTGAATGTATGCCAGAGGAGTATAGGAGACCTAGTATTGTTGATGCGTACCAATTGTATTACATGATGGAAAAGATGAGTTTTGCGAGATATAAAATCTCTGATTCTAGTAAATGATTGTAGCGACAACTTTATTCAATCACCCCCATATTAAGGGTACTGTTGAGTTTGAGGAAAAAGGTACTAAAGTTGTAATTAAAGGAGATTTGAAATCCACCAAGTATAAAAATAGTTCCCATGGTATCCATATCCACGAAGCTGGGGATCTCAGTGATAACTGCATGGGTGCGTGTGGACATTTCAACCCATACGGTAAAAAGCATGGTGGACCCACATCTAAGGAACGACATGTGGGAGATTTGGGAAACATTCATTTCGACGCACGAGGTGTTGCTAAATTTAGAATGGAGGATGGTTTAGTAAAATTGAGGGGAACCAAAGCCAATGTCATCGGGAGGTCTTTAGTTATACACGAAGATATGGATGATTTGGGAATGGGTAGCCATAATGATAGTTTAACAACTGGACATGCTGGTAAGCGTATAACATGTGCGGTTATTGGGTATTCTAAGCGGGTGTGTACAAAAACATAGCTTCGGGTCGAGTCTCGGGGATGTCCATATACCCCATTTCTTTCAAAAATGTATGTACTTCATTATCCGTTGTAAAATCATGTATCTCTACGAGAATCACAGGCATGTGCTTTCGTATCGTTTCTTTAGCACCTTCCAACACCTGTAATTCATGACCTTCTACATCGATTTTTATTATAGATGGTACACCTTCATAAACATCGTCAAGTCTTTCACATTGAACTGATATACCATTACCTTTCATACTTCCTTCCGTATGAAAACTTGTTCCACCATAATTAATTTGAGAATTGGATTGACAACCATGACTTGGTATGAATATTTCCATGATTTTCTTTTCATTTGATAATGCACATGTATAGATATTTATAGGATGATGGATTTTATTTTGTTTTGCATTCTTTGTAACTATCTGATGGAAAACTGGTTCAAATGAAGATACTGGTCCATAATCAGAAAACATAAGAGTGTTATACCCAATGTTTGCACCAATGTCTAGAATATCAGTACCTTTCTTATAATTTTTCTCAATATCTTTACGCATCCATCCATCCCATTCATGCCCCATGGCTATTGTTGGACCTATGTATTCGTCATCTGCAATAACAGATACATTGTATTTACCATTATTAACGTCAATTAAATTTATTTCCATACTATTTAAAAATATGACCACATCTTTAAATAGGAATGTCACACTACAAAGGGGTGTTAGTTTTGATTAACGGGGTCTATTTTCGTTAGACAGTTCCTGTTCTACTCTAACACTGGATCCAGTAAAATTCTTAAATTTGTTGTAGATATTACCTAACTTTTGGAAACTTACTTGATTACCACCTGAATTTGGATGAACTTTTTTGGTCGCCCTCAAATAAATCATCCTACCCATTTTATTCATCCGTGTTTTATTTATATTTGTTCTACTTTTGATTTCTTCTAATTTGTTCTCTACATTTTTGACGACGGCATTCACTGCAGCTTTCTTGGCATTTGCAGCAAGTTTCTCGGCATTTGCAGCAGCCTTTTTGGCATTTGCATTGGCTTTCCTGGCAGCATTATTTGCGGTTCTCCTGGCAGCATTATTACGACTCGAATCTTCTCGTTTGGCTCTAGCTTCAGCCTTCGCCGCCGCAGCTTCGGCTTTAGACCTGTCAACAGCCGCCTGTCGGGCATTATTTTCAGCCTTCTTGGCAGCTTCTTTGGCTTTTTTCGCTTTTAATTCCTCCTTCGCTAGGACAGCTTCGGCTCTTGACCGTCTCACAGCTTCGTTTCTTGCAAGATTATTTGCGTTTCTTGCGTTGTTCACAAACGCATTTGTCATTTCCACATTTGGTACAGATTCCAAATTTGGCGCATTAGTCATCTCAACATTCACCATAGTTACTATGACCTGATAAAAAAATATCAGGTGATAATAAATATGTCTAACCAGGCAAATAACAATAAGTGTGGCGTTAATGACACTGGTAAAATTTATTACGATATCAACTCCATAGATGTCAAGGCGGATCCCGAACAAACAAAAGCTACAAATTTTGAGGCTATCTTCTTAGGAAATGTTATACAAGAAATAACAGGATCTTGTTTCACCATTGAAGAAAATTGTAAGAGTCAATATCCTTTAGTGACTAAATCTAATTCTAGAAATTGGCTAACATCAATAGATCAAGATAACCGTGTAGGACTTGCACATGTTATAGAAACTTCTAAAGTCCCTATTCTTTACAATACCCCTCGATTATGCGACCCTGGTATGACAGTTTCGAAAAACTGGAGTTTGAAAAACTATATAGAAACACGATTATTTGCGTTCAAATTCAAATACAATCAAGGTAAAACGTTATCAAATCGTAATCAAAATGGTAAGGACTGTTATAAAAGTGTTTATTTTGATTTTAGACCATTTGAGTATAAAATGCGTTTACCTAACCCAGCGAATAAGAGTGCAGTGGAGGAAATTTACATATCGGAGTGGATTACAGTTGATGACAACCCGAAAGATGGTGGTTTAGGTTACACACCCCATATGAGAGTTTCTAACATGCCAAAGGAGAATAAAACTAATGCTAAGTTTCAAACTATAAATATTTTCAAACAGATGATTAAAAAAGTTTTGTCGGTAGAACTTGGTAATAATGAAAAATCAATTATAAAAAAATCATATAATCTCGGACCAAAAGGAAATAATAATGGTCGAGTGTCAAACACGTTAATGGATGCATATATCAACGAATTTATTCAGTTTTTAAATAAATATGATGGTATTCAATTTGATATTAGTCCCAAAACGGATACACAAACATTAACTATGACTGATAGAGCTATTAGCGTTTTATACTTCGACCTTATTCATGATGGTGTGTTTAAAAAAACACGATATACACTCATAGACTTTAAGAAAACTTTCAAAAAACAATTCATACAAATGTCCAAAACAAAGAATTTTCCTGCCAAGGGTGTGATGGAAGTTAATTTTCTTGTAGGAGCTAAAATGGCTGAAAATTCCCATGATGCATATGGGGGTAAAACTGGGAATATGCTGTTAAACACGTGGAATGGTGGTATGAAGAGAGATGGTAAGGGTAAAGAAATTAAAAATGTACCCTCAATATTTAAAACTCTGGGTGATCTTTCTCAGTTCATATATGCAGTTACGTATGATACAGTGGTTGCCAGTGGAGATAAGATGGGTATGGCGGCTGGTTTATTCATGACCGCTTCTAATAATAAAAAATTAAGACTCATGATGGAAGATACTAAAACTGGATTTGTGTTGTACACAGGCTTTCCAAAAATTCAGTTTGTAAGTAGGAGTACATGTTTAAGTCCAACTGGTGGAGTTTGTAGTAGAAGTAACAATACTATAAAAAATAAATCAGCAATCATACAGAGATTACAGTCGAATGTTAACAGAAATACTGCGAACAAGATTCTCACGAGTAGACCAGTCAAACCTAAACTTCTTGTTAACATGAGAACATTTATTGGCGCAAATGGCGTACCTCTTAGTACAAATGCTTCACAAACATTTTTCAATAAGGTTGAGAAATTTTTACCATATTTTACAGATAATGAATTTGATCAAGTTGATAAGATATTAGTGGCAATTGAAAAAAGAACAACACAGAACAACAAGAATACAGTATTTAGATATATTCGAAATCTTAGACGTAATATAATGAATGCACGTAGTAATCCTTACAAACAAATAACACCAAATGGAAATGCAAGGGCGAATGCAACCCCTAGGAATGCAACACCAAATGGGAATGTAAGGGTGAATGCAACACCAAAAGGTAACGTCAATATGTCAAATGCTAACAATGGAAATCAACGAGGAGTCAAGCGACAGAGAACAAATTAAAATATCAGTTCATATAAATGGATGTTGTATTCACATACGGTCGATTCAATCCACCACATCTGGGACACAAGATGATGATTGAAGAGGTTATCAACAAAGCCAAGAAAATGAATAAGATACCAGTGGTAATTGTATCTCATTCTTATGGTAATAGAACGAATCCCTTGTCAGTAACAGATAAAACTCAAATTTTGAAGAAGTGGTTCCCCGAATTAACAGTCTTATCTTCGTCTAAAAATCTATCTCTCGCCAAACTTTCCGAGAATTTCGATAAAAATTCGGTTATGGTTGTAGGTGAAAACCGCAAAAATGCTTTCAGTTTTCTACCATTTAATAGACATGCATTGAAGCGACCCAATGCTGCACCCTCCGCAACTAAAGCTCGTGCAGCGGCTGTAAATGGAAACAAAGAAGTATTCAAGAGCTTAACTGGATACAATCTCACAAATAATATTCAAGATAAGATTTCAAAAGCTTCAACCATCAGTAAAACGAAAAGGTCAAAGTTATAGCTTAGAGATTTAAAATGATTTACATATATAATGGCGATTGACAAGACTATAAAAGATAAGCTCACTGATTCCGAGAAGAAGAAAATCAAGCAGGAGAACAAGGCGAAGGCTAACCCCGGTAAGGCTGCTGAGAAGAAGGAGAAGAACGACGCGTGTCGTGAGAAGCGAAAGGAGGAGGGAACTACCAAGTCGTTTGCTTAACCTAAGTAAACCCAAAAATATATAAAAATTCAATTAATGAACACTCTTAACGAGACTTTCACAAACGCAAGAGTTATCTTGAGTCTCATTTGGATCACAGGGGAATTAGACGACCATGTCCGCAATAACCATCGCTAGAAATCGTTTGGCTGTCCTCGGACGCCATATTCAAACAATGGCTCTCAGGGAGGATATTCTCTTTCCAAGTATGAAAGCTTACCCCAACATGATTTCGGGATACACGATTCAAGTTGATGTTCGACATGAGGAGAAGACTGTTAATTTTGTCACTGAGGCTATGTGTCACAATGAGAAAAAGAATGTGTATCTTCGTCAAAAACGAATGATGCGTGAGATGTATCCAGAATACCTTATTACTGAAAGACATACCTAAGTAGAACCATTTTAATATAAAAATCAATGTTTGCTGTTCGTTGTCAGTCTCCCCAAGTTCCCCGCGTACCCCGTGTAAACAAGAAGCATACTATTTCTAAAGTATGTAAAAGTTATTATACCGTTAACAACTTGAACAGTAAAGATCTCACCGAAGTTGGTGGTACAGACCTTTTACATGTTTTAACTTTTCATCAACCGAATACTGATGAAGGTATCTATTCTATCCGTGAATTAAATGAGGATGGTCTACCAGTCAATCATATTCTAGCCTTCATCACATTCGAAGATGCGTTTCGTTACAGAACCCTTCTAGAGGCTGAGATGGGTCGGTCTCCATACATTCAATTCGCATCTCGTTTTGAAATCAATCACGCATGTGAGGTTGGATACTATAAATGTCGAGTTGTAGATGAAGGTGTTCTTGTTACACCCCCGACACGTACTGTTAGGGTTACAGATTGGGAATCTCGTGCAGCTTTACTTAATGGCAACTGGAGTGTGAGAGAGGGGGATTAGAAGAATACACCCCCACCATGTTTTTCTGAAATCACGGCAAACTTTGGTGTAATATCATCATGAAACTTCAGACGTCTTTGAATAAATTTTGCATTCTCATGCGTCTCTTTTAGATTCCCCCCGGCTTCTATTGGTACAAGTCCTT